TTCGTGGAGATAATAAAGATCCACTAACACGATTCCTTATTGATTGTGGAATTCCAAATGAGCCAGATGTAATGAAGCCAAATGATACAACTGTTTTCTACTTCCCCGTTAAGGCTCCAAAGAACGCGGTAGTTACAGAAAATATTTCTGCCATTGATCACCTAGAGATGTGGAAGATATATCGTAATCATTGGACAGAGCATAATCCATCTGTAACCATCAATGTTCATGAAGATGAATGGATGCAGGTAGGTGCATGGGTATTTGACAATTTTGACCATATTGGTGGAGTATCATTCCTACCAGCATCAGAGCATACCTATAAGCAAGCACCATATCAGTCATGTACTAAGGAAGAATATGACGAGGCAGTTAAGAATATGCCCAAGAATATTCCCTGGGAAATGCTTACTGTCTATGAGACAGAAGATGGAACAACAGGTTCACAAGAGTTAAGTTGTGTTGCAGGTGCATGTGAAATAGTTGATATTGGAGAAGTTGCAACAGTCAGTTAGTCTCCTGATATAATAAAATAGGGAGAAACATGACTCAAAACATCTTCAATCTTTATTCTGCAGAAGCATTTTCTCAGCACCCCATGGCCTTGTGGAGTCTTGATGATGATTTTTCATATCTGTCACTAATATCTGCAAGTCCCATCTACAATGTTGTAGGAGGCTCTTCTGCTAGCGTTGCAAACCCACCTACAGAAAAGCCACAGGAAACAGTAGGCATTGCTGATGTATTCTTGGAGATTGATAGCTTTGCTGGTTCTGCTTCTGCAACAACTATTACAACACAGACTTTTATAACTCCTGATGATGTAGATACAGACATTCCAACGGTATGCATAAATGCATTTATTTATACATATGATACCGATATATCCGAATTGCAAATAGGGTTTCAATATGGTGGAAATACTTACACAAAGACTTATGAGAATCTAACAAAAAATGCCTGGACAAGAATTTATCATACTATGGATCTACCATCGTCAGGAACAATGACTCCCTATCTTAATGTTGTTCACACGGGATCAGAAAAAACATATTCTCTTTACCAATTTTCTGTAGGACAATGGTCAGAACAATTTAATCATGAAACACAGGGAACTGTCCCTATACCCTTTACATCAATAACGGCATCGGCAGATCTTAACTTTGCAATAGGCGGTACTCTTTCTGCATCACCATCACTATTTGATACAACTATATCTGATGCATATGGATTGTCTGACGAATATCGTGGATATTATTTTATAGAAGACAATAAGATGCTTGCAAAGAATACCAAGCTTCCAATGGTCTTTGGCTCTGGAGACATTACAGAAATATATTCGTCATCATATAACATGCCTTCAATAGTATTTCCAGGCCGTGGATTTTTGCACAATGATGGTAAATATAAAGAAATGACAGCAGAGTTCTGGTTAAAAATATATCCAGAGGTAACATCGAAAACAAAAATATTTGGTCCAGTAGCAAGTAACGATGGTTTGTATGTTGATAAAGAATTTATTATTTTAAGAATTGGTCCATACGAAAAATCTTACTATGTAGGAAAATGGTACAGGCCAATGCTTATTGATATTAGATACACAGAAATATACATGAGCGTTCTTATAAATGGAGACTTAGTTATTGAGCAAAATCTTATATCTAGAGATGTTGATTTTCCAGAATCTGGTGCCCTCAGTAATGACTGGGTAGGATTTTATAGTACATCAGAAATTAAAAAATTTGAAATAGACTGCTTGGCAATATATCCATATGTTGTTCAAGAACAACTTGCTAAAAAGAAGTTCGTATATGGTCAAGGCGTTGGCCCTGCAAATGAAGTAACAAGAAAGTTTGGTTCTACATCCGTTCCTATTGATTTTTCATTTGCCAAATATTCTCATAATCTTATATACCCAGACATGACAAAGTGGTTTGCTGGATTTTATTCGAATATAAATGCTGATTCAAAGTTTATTACTCTTCCTACATATGATTTGCCAGAGATTAGATACTTTGGTCAGGATTTAACAGCATTTAATGTTGATAGGCAAAGAAGAAGTTGGCAGGGAATTAGAAGTAGAACATGGTATCAATGGCTTTCAAGTGTTTGGCGACAGCTATCTTCTGCAAGAGAAATTGAACCATTATTTGATAACTTTACTTTCCAAGAAGATAGGGAAGATGACTTTTATATTAAACTAAAGCCAATTAGTACATACAACAATGTCTATGGAGCAATAGTATTTGATTCATTAAATATTCTTTCAGACCCCATCAATTCCTTGTTTGGATTGTTTTCTTTAAACACATCAGAACTTACAGAAATTGATTCTGGAACTGAAGCAACAATTATGCACTTTAAAAACAATGCTACGGGAGATATCTTCAAAATTATATTTGATGACTCAGACAGCAAAATAAAGTATATTTATAACACAACAACAATCAAAAGTTTTGACTTTACCCCAGGGGCAGCAGATACGCATTTCATTGCTGGAATAAAAATTGACACACTATCAACATCGTATGCTGCAATAATTAAAAAGTTTTTCTCTGTTCCACAAAACATTAGATTAAATGTCGGTGGAAATGAAGAAGATCAGTTTCCAGGAAAAATCTATAGAATGACTTTTAATAATAAATTCTTTACCAGAAAAGATCTTTCCACATATTTTGATAGCCAGGGTGTAGGATATTATGATGACTCTATTCAGCTATCTTTAAGCGATGAACCATTTGATTATGTTGGAAACTATACCATGTTGTTTAAAAAGGCAAACAACTCCTTAATTATGGACGTTGCATGTTCTGGTTACTGGGAAGATTCTATTCCTCTTTCTGCTCTAGGAACATATGTATTAAACTCAAATGGTCAAAGAGAGAGCTACGATCTAGACTTTTTACAATTCAATATTGATTATCCAACATCAATAGTTGCACAAGACTCTTTCGATTCTCAAGAAAATTTAAAAACTTATGTAACGCTACAAAACTATGAAGACGTAGGCAAGGTGTCATATTCAAATTACACAGTAACTAAGAATCTAGATTCTAATAGGTATGTTGATTTTGAAAATATTTCATCAAATATTGATATTACAAAATTTAATGTGGTAAACGATACTATAATTTTTGCTCCTAAAAATATCATTGATTTTAACAATGCACACATAACTATTCATATGGAATTAAAGTCCCCAGGAATAAATACATCTCCTGTAACAATACAAAGAATGTCTATTGCTTCCCTAGCATATGATGAAGCATCACTATATCCAATAACAACTTCTACGGGAAACAATCTATATCCATTTAGTAGAGAAGGAATATCTTATATAAATAAGGCAAAAAATCCATATTTAATTTATAAAGATTCAACACCGTATCTTTATTTGACAGGAGACTCTGGAATACAAACTATTCCTTATCCAACACTAGAAGATACCGCATCAGAATCATTTAGAAGAGGAATATCAATACCACTCAATCAAGACAGAAAATCAGATTATTCTATGCACGGAATTCATATGTGGTCATTCTATAATAAGGCAAAGCAGTTTAGCTCAAGAGAAAGAATGCTTTCCATTTCCTATCAAGATACTAGGTACGACCTTTACATAGAACCAGAAACAGGTGGCAAAAGAGCAAAACTTGTTCCGTATCTTTACGGACTACTTTCCGATACGTTAACAGAAGAACTCGTAATGTATCAAAATGGTATTAAGCAAGATGTTTATATAGAGCCACTAACTTGGTCGCTTATCACAATACGTTTTGAAAATCCAGTAACACTTGATGCAATTAGAGGTCAATTAGAAATCTACCCTGGAACCTTATTTAATAATATAACGGTATTTGAAAGATCAATTTTAAGAAAAGTTGACGATGTTTTTGAATCTCATTTAGGATTATCAAACATAGTTGCTCAGGACTCCTCCACTTTATCTGTAAATTTTGAAGAAGTAAGTGTATATAGTGACATTAAGTGGACAACATTTAGCGGAAAACCCGTTTAATATGGTACAATTAGTGTCATGAATATGCCTCAACCCCGAATAACTGTCATTGACAAGCAGGGTGACGACGGTATATATGTCTGGAGAACACCAGAAGGAAAAATAGTGGACGATGGAAATGGTAATATCATGAATATTCCAGCCCGTCGTGGTGATATTACTGCTATTTCAAAAATAACTAAGGCTGCTGCTCATTACGGATTTTCTGAGGGCGAAGCAGTATTTAGAGCAGGACAAAGAAGAATTACAGAAGAAGAGTATTCTGAGCAAGTCGATAGAATGAGAGAAGGATTCATTCCTAGCGAAACAGACTTAGGTGCTTGGTATGATGCAGAAAAGGGAATAAAAGCACATGGCGAATGATGATTATGAGGGTAGGGCAAGAATTGATAGCCCTCAATCTAATAAGATAACAAAGTATGATCCATTCAATGCTGACGCAGAAACAGTAAAGTCTTATACTGGGCTTCATCCTAATTTTAAGCGTCGCGTTTCTAGACTAAATAAAGTTTGGACGGGACAAGATGGGGCAAAGTCAAAGCAACTAATTCCAGATATGGACATTACAACTGCCTATGGACTTTTTGATGTTATTGTTCCACCTTACAATCTTGATGAACTTGCTAATTTTTATGAGACAAACTTTGCTAATCACGCAGCAGTAAATGCCAAAGTTTCCAACATCGTTGGTCTTGGATATCATTTGGATGCAACACCAGTTCTTATGGATAGAATTGAAGATGCTGGAAATGATGATCAAAGAATGCGTGCTCAAAGAAAAGCAGATAGAGCAAAAGCCATGGTTATGGAATGGCTTGAAGATCTAAATGACGAAGATACTTTGACACATGTTCTTGAAAAAGCTTTTACTGATTATGAGGCAACAGGAAATGGATATATTGAGGTAGGAAGAACAACATCTGGAGAGATAGGATACATTGGTCATATTCCTGCAACAACTATTCGCGTTAGAAGAGAACGTGACGGATATATTCAGGTGGTAAATCAAAGAACGGTATTCTTTAGAAATTTTCAGGATGTAAAAACACCAAACAATGTAACAACAGATCCACGACCAAATGAACTAATTCATATTAAGAAATATACTCCTCGTAATAGTTATTATGGTGTTCCAGATATTTTGGCTGCTTCTACATCGCTAGTTGGCGACACACTTGCTGGTCGATATAACATTGATTACTTTGAGAACAAGGCTGTGCCACGATACATTGTTACCCTCAAAGGTGCAAAACTTAGCGTGGATGCAGAAGACAAGCTTTTTAGATTCTTACAATCAGGACTTAAGGGGCAAAACCATAGAACGCTCTACATCCCTCTTCCTGGAGATACAGGAGACAACAAGGTAGAGTTTAATATGGAGCCAATTGAAAATGGTGTACAAGAAGGCTCCTTTGAAAAGTATCGCAAATCTAATCGTGAAGATATTCTTATGGCTCATCAAACACCAATATCAAAAGTTGGCGGTGGTCAAGGAATGTCTATCGCTGCTGCACTAGCATCAGATCGTACATTCAAAGAGCAGGTTGCTAGACCAGCACAAAGAACTTTAGAAAAGGTAATTAACAAGATAGTAAAAGAAAAAACAGACATGTTTAATTTTAAATTAAACGAATTTACATTAACAGATGAAAATACACAAAGTCAAATTGACGAAAGATATCTTAAGACACAGGTTATTGTTCCAAATGAGGTAAGACAAAGAATGGGAATGCCTGTACGCGATGGTGGTCAGTCACCAGTTGAACTAACGGCACAGCAAAGAGCAGAAGCACGAACACAAATTTCAGGAAATAGACAAAGAGATACAGAACGACAGAATAACGCTACCGACTCCTCCGCAACAGAAACTGGAAGAAATCCAGGCGGAGAAGGTAGAACAACTGCATAATTTTATAAAATTGTGATAAAATACTATAAACATAGTATATAATGGGTTTGAAATGACTATTTTTGAAAAAGCTTATTGGAGCACAGACGGGAATAACATTTCCGTTAGAATGCCCATTCAAAAAGTAGACAAGGAAAGAAGAATTGTCTCAGGATGGGCTACAACAGATAGCATTGATAAGCAGGGCGATATCGTAAATGCTGACGCATCAGCAAAAGCTTTTGATGCATTCCGTGGAAACGTTCGTGAGCAGCATACCCCACTTGCCGTAGGCAAGGTCGTTTCATTTAAGCAGGATAAATATTTTGACAAAAATACTGATCAGTTTTACAACGGTATTTATGTAGACGTTTATGTTTCAAAGGGCGCAGAAGATACCTGGCATAAAATTAATGAGGGTATTCTTACTGGATTCTCAATTGGTGGAAGCATCAATGACTCAGAAGAAATGTATAACAAGCAAATTGATAAGCCCGTCCGGGTAATCAAAGACTATGATCTTTATGAGCTTTCTCTTGTTGATAATCCAGCAAATCCAGACTCTAATATTATCTCTGTACAAAAGTTTAATGCTACAGAAGAAAAGGTAGAAAAGAACTACCTTGAAAACGTATACTGGTGTCCAACTAGTGACAATGTTATCTTAAGTGATAAGTCAGACTACAGTTGCCCAGAGTGCAGCAAGCACATGACAAACATTGGTTTTGTAGAGAGTAACGATGTAAATAAATCCGAAGTTGTAAAATCTTTGATTACATCATTTGAAAAGGTTTCAGATTCACAATCTGATAAAAATGAGGCGATTGACGAAGACATAGCCAAGTCAATTGCTGACGAAAATATTGAAAAGGAGGGAAATAACGTGGGAATTCTAAATAGAAAGTCTTCAGAAGAGGCTGCTCCAATTGAGAAGTCAGAGGACGCTGCAGTAGAAGCAGAGACTGTTGAAGAGCCTGCTGAAGAGACAACAGAAGAAGTTGTAGAGAAAGCAGAGGATGCAGCAGAAGATGCTGAAGCTGTAGAGAAGTCAGAGGACGCTGTTGAGGACTCTGCCGAAGAGACAGTAGAAAAGGCAGAAGAGACAGAGGAAGCCACAACTGAAGAGGTAGTCGAAAAGTCCACAACTCCTAATGAAGAAGGCAGCACAGATGACTTGGCAAAGGCTGTTAGCGAGATCAAGGATTCTGTTGCAGATTCACTAGGAGATCTAGCTGCAGTAGTTAAGGGCATTGCAGAGCAGGTCGCAGAGATGAAGAAGTCTCTAGACGGCGTACAAGAGGAAGTAACAACTGTAAAAAGCAATGTAACAGAGTTTGAAGGGCGTGTTGATGCTGTAGAAGCTGACACAGCCGTTCGCAAGTCTGGCGATCTTGGCGGGATCGTGCAGGAAGAAAATACAACTGAAAAGTCGATGTGGGGCGGTCGTTTCCTCAAAGCCGCTGACTTATATCGGTAAATAAATAGGAGGTGAAATAAAAAATGTCAGACGAAATCCTAGAGAAGGCAGCTGCAACAGGCTCAGTAGTTTCTGGTGGTATTGGGGGCGTAACAAACCCAGCCGCTGGTGACCTCGGTGTTGTTGGCAGCACAACCGATGATGGCGGTATTCTCAATCCTGAGCAGTCTCGCCAGTTCATCGAATACATTTGGGAGCAGCAGGTACTAGCACAAGATGGTCGCAGAGTAACAATGCGTTCCAATACAGCAGAGCTAGAGAAGCTAAACGTTGGCGAGCGTGTAATTCGTGCAGCATCACAGGCTGATGCAACTTACACAAATGCCGATGTTGCTTTTACTAAGGTTGAGGTTACCACCAAGAAGATCCGTTTGGATTGGGAGGTTTCAACTGAAGCTCTAGAGGACAACATCGAAGGTGCAGGTCTAGAGGACCACTTGGTTCGCACAATGACCCGTGCATTCGCTAACGATCTAGAGGATCTAGCTATCAACGGAACAGGCTCTGGAACAAATGCGTTCCTTAGCATCATGGAGGGCTTCCACGCAAAGGAGACAGCTGGTGGCAATCAGGCCGCTGCTGTAACCTCAAGTGGTAGCACATGGACAGTACAGGATCTACAGGATATTATTCTTGCAATGCCAAGAAAGTACCGTGGTTCACGTTCAGCCATGAAGTTCTACGCTGGTTCACCAACAACATCTTCACTTCTCAACAACCTTGCTCAGACTGGTAATTACAACAGCGAGCGCATCGTTGAGAGAATTGTTGATGGAACTGTACCACAGGTTGTTGGTGCTCCACTACAGTACCGCGTTCTCGGACTACCAATGGTAGAGGTTCCATACCTACCAGACGATTATGTCTCACTCACATTCCCAGAGAATCGTATCTGGGGATTCCAGAGAGATGTTACAGTCCACCGCGAGTTCAAGCCAAAGAAGGACACAGTAGAGTACACAGTATTCGTTCGCTTTGGTGTTCAGATCGAAGAGACAGACGCAGTTGCCTACGGCAGCAAGTAATCTCTTTATCAAGTAGTTTGGAGGGGAGTCTGAAATATGGCTCCCCTTCAACACTTTTATAGATGATATAATTAAATAAAATAGGAGGATATTGTGACCGCAAAGAAAACAACTGCAAAAAAGACTACAAAGGCAGAAAAAAAGCCAAGTAAAGTAGCAGTATTCTCTTCTGGTAATCTTTTTCATCCAAGTTATGGAAGACTGGAAAAGGGGTATACAGTTCTTGACCCAGAAAATGCTGAAGCATGGATGACTATTTCAAATAAAGTAAGAGAGGCGACACCAGAAGAAGTTGCTGTCGCTTACGGAGTGTAAATGGAAACGCTTAGACTTCCAGAGACAACAACCGTAGAGGTTTCATTTAGCGTACCAGACGCATCAACACTATATATATTGTCATACGATGACCTGACAACTGGAAGCACCTATTCAACTAGTGCCACATCTAATTCTTCTAAAATTGTAACCTTTGGACTTGATGATCGTTACCTTACCTATACCGGAAGTCTTAAAGCAACAGTTTATACTTCTGCCAGTGCTTTGGTAATAACTGATGGAGTGGATGTTGTAAAACCATATTGTGACATTACAAGCGTAAAAAATAAATTAGGAATTACAACGGCACAGGCAATTCAAATTGAAAAGGTAGCCAGAAAAATTATTGAGTCTGAAGCAGGAAAATTTGATTTCCAAAGAAAAGAAAAAGAAATATATGGAATGGGCCTTGACTACCTGCCACTAGATGAAAAAATTCAAACACTTTATTATTTATATGAAAATGGTGTAAAAATATATGATTATGAAGACTCTGATCTTCAGAAATATAAAATAAGTGTAGATGGAACATCTATTGTTACCTCTGTAGCACAAGTAAATAAAATGGAATATAAGCATGTTTGGCGAGATAGGTATCTTGACACAGACTTTTTTAGTGGATATGATTATCTTGTAGATGGAGATTTTGGATACATCGTTGTTCCAGAAGATATCCAAGAAGCTTGCGAGCTTATCATGCAAGATATTACAAATGACAACATGAGATATATCAACAGATATATCGAAGAGTTTGACAACAATGAGTTTAAGGTTAAGTTTGGCAAGGGTATAACCACGGGAACAGGAAATCTTATTGCAGACAAAATTCTATCGGGATATAAGAATAGAATAATTCCTGGGGTGATCTAATGCTACCCCAAGGCAATCTTAATGGTCTTTTCTACCCCATGACTGCAGATATTTATTATGCTACAAAAAGCCAGAACGATTTTGGAGAACTTCAAAGATCATGGACAATGGATAGAAGCATTAATTGTTCAGCAATTAAAGAAAACCCACAATCTCAAATGAGAACTCAATTAACATCAGAAAAGTTTCTTGAGTATGATGTAAAAATAAATATGCGTACCAATGAAAATATTTATAAGTCTTTAGATGGTACACATTACAGGCCAACAGATATCTTGGTTCGTAATATCAAAGATCCTTTCGGATCAATTGCCTGGGCAGAAACTGACACAGAGCCAACAAATTTTGAAATAGATACAATTGAGCCAATGTTTGATGCAGTTCATAATATTATGGGATATAGAATATTGCTACGCAGATCAGACTTGCAGGTGGCACTATAATGTATAGCATAAAATTTGACGGAAAAGAAGCAATGAAGATGTTAAACAATGTTGTTTCATATTCTAATGGGTTTATAAGAGAAACAAAGGCACAAGAGAGAACAGTAGCAAGTAGACTAGCAGATACAAGTATTGATGCATTTTATGACTACCTTGACACACTAGGAAGAACAAATCCAGGAATGCTTCATCACGTTTATGAATGGGGAGCAGTAGGAGATCCAGATTCAAGACTTGTGGAATTAAAGAAAAGACTTAGTGGAAAATCTGCACAAATAGATTCCGAATTTGTAACATCTTCTAGTATCCCAGAAGGTGGGTCAGAGCCATTTTATGAAAAGGCTGAGATTATGGAGGAAGGTATTCCAATTACAGTTCAGGCTGTTCAGGCAAAGGCTATGTTTATTCAATACAATGGAGATGAGTTTTTTACTGCTGGACCAATCGTAATAGAAAATCCAGGTGGCGAGGGTGTACGGGGATCATTTGTTGCAGCGTTTGAAGAATTTTATAATACTTATTTTGAACAAGTATATTTAAGAGCAATTAGATTTTATCAACATTTTGAGAATCCAAAAGGGTTTGAGTCGAATTTTGGTAGTGCAGTAAAATCTGGCAATGCCGCTGGCATAGGTAGAACAACTGCGCTAAAATGGGTTATGAATATGCCAGGTGGTGAAAATGAGTAATTATCCAGAACTTATAATAAATAAATATGTATGGAAGCAATTTGAATTGGCAAAGCCTGCTATATATTCTAATTACACCTCCGGCCTTATACCATTTTTTCCAATTAGCGATGTAAAAGCTGGAGACACGGCATGGGGAACAAAGCCTTATATAGTTTATGATTCCTTTATGAGAGCAAGAACAACAAGAAAATACTTCTATCCAGTAAAAGCTGGTCAGATGATGTATTCCATAAAGGGTGGGGTAGGAGACATATTTGAGTGGAGAGACTTTATTTCCAACGTCCTTGATAGAGAAGATGATGGGGCACGGGATATAAATGAGTATGCTGGCGAAACCCTATCAAATACTAGAATATATTTTCATTGTGTAAATACTAGCCAAGTTAATTACGTTGGAAATACCACAGAACAGCAGGGTAAAAATAAACAGTATTCTGCCAACCTCATAATCAAATATGACTATCATATCTCAGATATTTACAATGCTTAAAACATGGGCTATAATGTAATTGAGGAAACGCCCCACGCCAAATTTAACTAATAAGGGGTGAAAAAATATATGGCAACTCTTGGTGATTCAACACAAATCATTGTAGGTGCAGCACAGCTTTTTGTTTCAAGAAGTGGTTCACTAAAGTTTATTGATGGTACAGATCCAGCAGAGTATTCATTCGACGGTGCCGCAGGCGACGATATTCCAGATTTTGTTTCTGGAACAGAGTTCGCTGACACACTAGTAGCAGCTTCTGCTTCCGCTAACTGGCGGAACGTTGGTTACACAATGAATGGTCTAGAGGTTCAGTTCCAGCCAGACTTTGGTGAGGTTCAGGTAGATCAGCTACTTGACGTTGCTCGCCTTTACAAGCAGGGTATGCAGGTCAACATGGTCACAGCATTTGCTGAAGGTACTCTTGAGAACCTTCTCGTTGCAACAGCAGCAGCAGACGCAGACCTAACAGGCTCTGGAACAGATGAAGAGACACTAGTTCTTCAGTCTGGCAACCTTGGCGAAGTACCACTAGAGCGTGCTATGATCGCTGTAGGCCCAGGCTCAGGTGATCCAGCCGCAACTGGTGCTAACAAGGTAGAGCGTGTTTACGTCGCTCACCGTGCACTTTCAATTGAGAGTGTAACTGCTTCCGCAAAACGTGATGAGCCTACAATGTTTGAGGTTTCATTCCGTTTGCTACCAGC